AGCTCATGTTCTACGTTCCCTTGATCAGCCGAAAATCTTAGACCAGTCCACCTCGGACAGATCCTTCGCGATGCCCGCGCCGGTAGCTATACTGCCGAAAGCCGTATCCAGCGGGCTGTTCCCGTACTGCTGCGGGTAGTTCAAGGGCTCGACGCCGACTTCCGTCTGAGCCTTCGGCACGGCGCCGCTGGCACCCACGGCGCCCATGCTCTTGAGCGCGGCGTCGATCTGCTCCTGCGGGTAGCCCTGCTGCTTGAGGTAGTCCTGATAGGCCAGCGTGAGGTTCTGCTGGTTCATGCCCTGCCGCGCCGCGCCCACGTCCGTGATGGCCTTGGCGCCGCCCAGACCCGATGCCTGAGCCGTCTGGCCGAGATCGGCCAGCGTCTTGGCGACATTGAGGCCGGAGGTGACGCCCTCCGTGCCCAGATTGCCCGCCGTCTGCGCGAGCTGCGCCTGACGCTGCAGGTCGGCCTGCGACGCCGTGAGGGCGCCCGAGTAGCCGCTCTGGAGGGCGGCGCTCTGCTGCGCGAGGATGCTCTCGTTGGCGTCGCGAGCGGCGCGTCTGAACATCTCCGCATTGCGCGAGCCGCCGGCGGAGCCGCCGGCGATGAACTGGTCGTTGATGCCCGGCAGGATGTTCTCGCGAAGATTGCGGGCGCCCAGCTCGGCGATGCGGCTCGTGACGGCCTCGTTGTAGGGGTTCATGTACTGGCCGACGTTGCCGTAGGCGGCCTGCCCGGCCTGCTGCAGATACGGCTGCGCCGTGGACAGTCCCGACTGGCCGATCTGGCCCTTGGTGACGTCGATACCCTGCTGGATGGGGGCCGCGCCCAGACCGGCGGCGGCGACCGTCTTGTCCATGCCCTGCTCTTGCTCGGGCGTGAAGCCTGCGATGCGCGGGCCCTGATACGTCTGGTAGGGCGTCGTGGCGATGTCCCGCTGACCCGCCAGCAGATCCTTGGCGTAGTTTGTGTACCAGTCCGGCACCGCCGTCGTGGTGGTCTTGCTGACGGGGGCCGTTCCGGCCGGGATCGGCGCGCCCTCAGTCAGGAAATCTAGCATACCCATGTTGTTTCCGCTTCCAGTGGTGGGCGATCCTACACTAGGCGTCGCTGGGGTTGAAGGGAGAGCGCCGTAAGTTGGCGCATAAGAAGGCGTTGACGGGAGAGCGCCGGGGCTCGGCGCGGCAGGCGTTGACGGCGCGATGGGCGTTGACGGGAGAGCGCCGGGGCTCGGCGCAGCAGGCGTTGACGGCCCGACTCTGCTTCCATCGAGCCTTACCATATCAGGCGTAACTTTCCCTAAAGTGCCGCTGTAATCGGGCGCAACATAGCCCGGCTGGCCTCGCGTCACCCAGCCGCTGCCGGGTTCGGCCATGCCGGGGCCGCCATCAAAACGCTCGCCCGTTTGCGCATTGTAATAATCCACCATCACCGTCGAGGCCGAATTGCTTTGCTTCAGGCCCTTTGGAAGCGCACGGGGCGTCGCTGGGGTGTAGCCCGGCCCGGACTTCATCACCGGCATATTAGGGCTAGGGCTTGGCGCAGGCGCGGGGCTCGGCGTCTGCGTCGCGGGTACTTCTGTCGGTACAGGCGGGATACCGGAGGGGGCCTTTGCCCCCAAACGACTCGGGAGTGTTGGCGCGGCAGGCGCTGACGGCGCAGAGTAAGTAGGCCCCACAAACCCCGGCATGTTTATCGGGTCTTGCGATACTAGCTTGCCTTGGCCGTCGTAACTGTCCGATTTCACCATGCGCCAGCCGCTGCCGGGCTCGGCTTCGTAACCGCCGCTTCCAACCGTGTACCGCTGGCCGGTCTTTTCGTTGTACCAGTCTACAAGCGCCGAGGTGCTTATGCCGCCGGGGTGGGTCAGGCCCTTCGGAAGCGTAGGGGCAACATACGGGTTAGCCTTATCCCAAGCCGAGTTGAACTGCTCTTCCTGCTGGGCGTCTGGACGGGTTACTCCCCGCTCCAAAGCCTTAAGTGACAGGGGATTGAAGCCAAACTTCTGCTCGTAAGCCGCGCCGTAATCCATGCCTCGCGCCGTCTTCAGCGCACTGGGATCGCCTTGCATTAGCCCAAGAGCGCCAAGAGATGTACCGGGGCTGGACACTACGAGCGTCCTCCGGCCATGTAGGCCTGCGGGGCCTTAGCATTAACACTGAACCGGCCCTTGGCCAGATCCTTGCCCTTGTGCTTGCGCACATTAGCACGGAAACGGTCGAGCTGGGCGGCTCCCGCCTTGTTCGATCCATTGCCCAACAGGGCCACGGTCTCGGCGTCGATGACGTACTCGCCGTCGCTCAGGACGGCCGGGATGTCGTCGCTGCGGCCGTCACCGGCGCCCTGCACGGCGAAGGACTTGGAGGGGCGCGTCACGGCCATTGCGCCGCCCTTGGCGGCGCGCTGCGGCACGTTGGCGAAGAAGCTGCGCTCCGGGCCGAAGCCGTAGCGGTTCCAGTCAATGTCGCCCATGTCGCGAGCCGTGCGGGACGTTGGCGACGTGCCGCCGCCGAAGGGCGGGATGGCGTCGCCCGTGGGCAGCGTGTCCGTGGCGAAGGATGGCGGCATCAGCCCGCTGCCGCCCGGCGTCGTGCCGGTGCCTGCGCCCGCGCCAGAGCCGCCCGAGCCACCGCCGATGAGGCCCGCGATCGTCAAGGCGGGTTTCAAGTAGTCGAGGTAGTCGAGAGGCGAGGGGGTCTTGGGGAGTACCGGCAACTGCGGGTCTAGGACGAACGTAGTGTCGGGAATTGGGAACGGCGTTATAGTCTTCGGCTCGGGCTCGGGCTTCGGCTCGGGCTTCGGCGTCGATTCACCTTGTACCTTAATAGTCTCCGTGCCGGGGAAAATGGGCGGAAGCACGGGCGAATGTGGGGGTGGAGGCGGCGTCTTGTCGGCCTCTACCTTCACCTCCTCAATGTCGAGACCCGAGGGTGCCTCGGGGAGTTTCGGCAACGTCAGGTCCGGGCTGAACGGGACCGGAGGGATTACATACGGGGTTATGGTCTCCGGCGCCCTTGGTTCCGTTACTTTGACAGTCTCCACGCCGGAGGAAATGGGCGGGAGCGCCGAACCGACGAGCGCGCCGAGGCCGCCGCCGACAGCGGAACCAAAGCCCGAGGCCGCCGGAGCGAGGGCCGTGCTTATAACAGTCTCTATGCCCGGGGTAATCGCGGGCAGCAGCGCGCCGGTTGCGGCGTTCGACGCCACGTTGCCTGCGCCGGTAAACGCGCCGTTCATGGGCGTGGAGACGACATTGCCCAGCGCATCCACAGCGGCGCCGCCGAAGACATCGCCGAGAGCGCCTGACACGAGGGGGGCGGCATAGGCTCCCGCTCCCGCGGTGACGCCACTAAGCGCGGCCCGCATGAGAGCCTGATCCAAAGGCCTGCCCTGTACGGCGCTCGACACACCGGAACCCAACGCAGAGCCGAGCCCGGCACCCACCGCCGTGCCCGCAAGTCCGGTAAGGCCGAGAGACAGGCCGCCCGTTAAGGGCGCCAAGATACCACCGAGGGCGGGGAGCAGAATATCGAGCCACCCGTTGTTGTTTTTAGCGGGATCTTTTACGTCGGAGGCGACGGTTTTTTGCGCGTCTGTGCCGTAACCCGAAACAAGCGACCAATCGGCCTTCTTGCCCCTCGTGTTGGATGTAAACGTGGCGTACTCCGTCAAGGCCCGCAGCTCTTGGGGCGTAGACGCACTGGCGCCCATCTGCTTTCCCGTGACGTTGTCGATCAGGGTGTACGTCTGACCCGGCGTCAGGTGGGCGTAGGGAACGGCCCCGCCTTCGTTTCTCATGCCGCCAGCGGCGACGTCACCGTAATTCGGGACGCCGTAACCGAGGTTTGTGATCATCTGCTCTGGCGTCCGGCCCGAGGCCATGGCGGCGTCAATCTCGGAGCCCGGGGCGTAGTGCGGCGTCGTGTCGGCAAACACGCCGTACTCTTCGGAGGGCGCATCGTATGTCGGGTCCATGAAGGCGGGCGTGATCAGGGCCGCGCCCGGATACCGGGCGTAGAGATCGCTAAGGGCGTCGCGCAGCGACTGCATGTACGCCTCCTGCTCGGGCGTGTAGCCGCCGGCAGAGTAGAAGGAGTTGTCTACGCTGGCGGCGGGTGTGGGGTCTTTGTACATACCCGTGTCGTCAACCATTGAGCTGCCGTACTCGTAGGCGGGTGTGGGGTCTTTGTACATACCCGTGTCGTCAACCATTGAGCTGCCGTACTCGTAGGCGGGCTCAGGCTGACCGTCGTCGTAGTAATACTCTTCGTCCCGAGAGTTATCGTAGCCGCGCTGCATAACCATCAGCCAGTTCCCTCAAGCATCGGATATGCGCGCATCGCCCAGTCTCGCCAATCTGTAAACTGATACGGATCGGGGAGGTTGCGCTGCGAAAAAGGTGTCGCGCGTACAAAACCTACCGCCCAGTCCTGCCAGAGACTTTCGTCAGTTAAACGCCCGAAAGACCAAGCATCGCCGACGGCTAGTATTACACTATCCGCCCAGTCCAGCAAAGTCATGTTGCGCGGGTCGATCATCCGATAACGGTTCCATCACCCGGCTGCAGATGCGCCATGACTAGACCCATCTGATAGTCGCCGCCGAGCGTGTTGCTCTCGAAGTAGAAGCGCAATTCACGGCGCTGATCCTTGAAGTATATGATTTGTTCCTGTGGCGTCTGCGGCGTCTGCACGATGGTCTTGCTCTCGCCATTTACCTCGGGCGCGCGGGCGTTGGCGCGGCCTCGGACCTGCACCGTCATGTCGCCCGTCTGCACGAAGTCGGGCTCCAGCATCAGCACTTGGAGGGCCTTGTTGACTTGCTTCTGGGCCGGCAGCGAGATGTCCGCCGTCTCGAAGTAGGACATGATGGGCTGCTGGCTCTGCCCGTTGATGGCGTCCGTGCCCGTCTCGTGGATCCAGAAGTTGTAGGGCTGGTTGAAGGTTACCGTAACCGTCGCATCGGCGCCCGAGCCTCCAGTCACATCTACCGGGTTGCTCGGGACGACTGTGTAGCTGCCTGCATTGGTGATCTCGAGGGTGTCGATCACGCCGGCGGTCTCCGCCGTAACGGTCAGCTCAACCGGGATCGCGTACTGGCCCCCGACGACGGTCAGCACATCGCCGACGGAGTACCCGGTCCCCCCGTCGTCGATCACGGCCGCCTGCGCCGCATAGGCAAGAGGCTCCACGCCCGACATCATGGGCTTGCGGAAAATTGCGGGGAAAGCCCCCGCGCCGCGGCCGCCCTCGGGGAGGGCGCAGTCGTACCAGACGTCTTCGCGGATGTTGTAAATAATCGCATGGTTTGGCTCGGTGGACGAGCCCTTGGGGAAGCACCACCAGATCTCGCCGAAACGCGGCACCTTGGTCGCGAAGACCTTCTGCCGGTTCGCGTAGTTGAGATTGTCGAAGAAGAAGTTCTGGTTGAGGGCGTTCTTCATCTCGCGCACGACGCCGTTGAACATCAGGAAGCGGTCGCTGCCGACCCAGTAGAAGATGCCGTCGTACTCGATGACGCACTGCGCCGACATGATCGAGCTCTGCGTCGAGATCGTGTCGAACTGGAAGATGAGGGCGCCGCCCACGAAGGAGACGCGGATCAGGCTGTCGGCGGACCAGAACAGCCCCGATGGCGCATTGCCGGGGCCGCCGCGCAGGGCGATGCCGCGCACGATCTTCTGACTTGTGACGTTTGCGTTGCCGGACCCGGCGCCGACATAATCCGTCGGGTCTCCCGGCTTAGACCACGCCACATAGCCTTGGTTGCCGAAGAAGAAGGTGTACGGGTGCAGGGAGACGATGCCGCCCGTGGCGCTGTAGCCGGCGGGCAACTCGCCGCCTGCTTCCGTCAGCTCGGTCAGGTCGCCCGTGCCGAAGAGATCGCCAACGAAGAGCTGGCCGCCTTCGTTGTTGCAGATGCAGTCGAGGTTCGGCGCCACTTGCGCGACCAGCAGAAGATCGCCGCTGGAATCGTGGTCGCTGTCGAACTGCCACATGTTGCGGACGTCCGCGACCAGCGCGCCCGGCGTCCTGTCTGCGATGACGGACGTGTTGCCGCCGCTGTCCACATAGAAACGCTCCACGAGGGCGTACGATCCGGCGTGGACGTACGTGAGCTGGTTCTTCGTGTAGGTGTAGAGCGTGCGCGCCAGTCCCTGCAGGTACTTGTTGATCGAGCGATAGCCGCCGATCTTGCGCGGGAGGCCGCGCTGGAAGCGCACCCACTGCCCGTCAACATAGGCGTCACCCTCGAACTTGGTGCCGTCTCGCTTGATACCCGGCGAAGATGCTATGCGGACGATCTCGTCTGCCATTAGCTGATCGCCACTGCAAAGCTGTAGCTGTCTTCGGTTGAGACGGTGCCGATGGCCGCGCGAGCTGCCGCCTCATCCACCGCCGTGAAGACGGCAATGCCGACTGTCGTGCCGCCCAGATTGATAAGCGCGCCGCCCGCCGAGGTGGCGCCCGTGCCGCCGTCGGATATGGCGAGGGGCACTGCGATGCCCGCAGTCGCGGCGTTTACGACTTCTACGCCGTTGCTGTAGTAAATGCCGCGAGAGCCCTGCGGCACATCCACGACCGGGGTCTGGCCCAGAAGCCCAACACCCAGCGTATACGAGCCGGAGGTCGCGTTGCTGACCCAATACTGCTGCGTAGTGCCGGGAACCTGAATCTCCATGTCGCCGGTCAGGGTGCCGATGAACTCATACGCAATGCGGTTAAGCTCGGCCCCGGACAGAACGTATGGGCTGGTCTCGCTGGTCAGATCAATCGACGTGTAGTCGAAGGCAAACACGGCGTCTTGACCGAAGCCGACTGTGTACCAGCCGATGCCGTCGCTGTTGCAGACGGCGCTGTCTCCGGGGCGCAGCACCAGTGTCGCGGCTCCGTTGATGTCGTCAGAACCATCCGGGGTTACGGTCAGGTTGCCGCTGCCGCCATTGCGCGCGGCGATGAAAAAGCCGTTGCCCGCAGACGCCGCCGAGGGGAGGGTTAGGGTGCCGACGCCGCCGGTCCAGACGTAGAAGGCCGCGCGATCAGGAGTGCCAGCCGTGTAGTTGCTGTTGAAGGTGATGGTCGGATACGTCTGCGACAGGACGCTGCCCTGCGCCACGAGGCCGAGGCCCGCGAGGGCCGAGGCCTGCGCCTGAGCAGTCGCCGCGCCGTAGCGGAAGACGCGCCACGAGCCCGCGGCCGTGGTGTTGTCGGTCAGGTAGATCTGCCACTGCTGACCCGTGGCGATCGAGATGAGCGTGCCGCCGATGCTGTCCTTGACCGTGATGGTGTCGGGGCCGAGGTTGTTGAAGAGCGTGGTCTGGCCGACGCCGGTCTGATCGGCGGGCGGCATGAAGATCGAGTAGGCGCCCGTGGGCGTCACGTCGATGATGCGCGCGGCCACGTCGGCGCCAGTGTTGGCATCTAACGGCCACGACAGGGTCACGTCCGCCGTGAGGGCCAGCGCCAGATACGACACATTCGACGGGTAGATCGTCGTGCCGCCGAAGACCTGTGTGTAGACCGACATTTAAGCCTCCTTGCGAACCGTCGAGCGGTCCAAGATTTTCTTGAGATCTTCGCCGTTCAGCATAGCCGCGGCGCGATCGTACATGGCCTGCCAGACCTGTATGCGCTCGTCGTTCTTCAGGAACGGCGTCGCCTCGAGCAGCGTCGCGTACAGCAGAAGCTCCGGCGCGTACTCGCTGATCCAGTTGCTCTGCAGCTCCTCGCTGAGGAGGGGCGGCAGCTCGTAATACAGAACCTCAAAGGGGTAGTCCTCATCCGGCGTCGGCACGATCAGCCAGTGGCTGAAGTCGTAGTCGCCGTAGAACTGCGGCGTGCCCGTCTGGGTGCTGTCGGGCCAGTAGCTGCGCAGGTACTCATAGCCGCGCGTGAACAGGAACGTGCGCGTGTTGTTGCCAGCGCCCGTGCCGACGTTCATGCTGATCGTGTCACGCCAGCGGTCGGGCTTGTCGTACACGGACAGGCCCGTGGTCAGGGTTCCCGTCACGACGTTGATGAAGCCCTGAACCTTCAGCTCGCGGGCGATCCGGCGCTCGGCCAGATTGATGAGGCGCGGGATCTGCTCGTAGACGACGGCGTCCGAGGCCAGCGTGGCCCCACGCTCGAGATAACGCCGCACGTCCTGCTGCAGCGTCGTGAAGGTCATCGCGGTGGCGCTGGTGCTCATTTATCGGCCTTCCCGTCGAGCTTGTCGAAGATCTTGTCCAGCATCTTCTTCACTTCCTGCAAGTCCGCGCGGTAGTCCTCCTTCGCGACGTAGGTGTGCGGGAGGTTGCGTACATCCTTATCCAGCCGCTCCACGGCCCTGTATATGTTGTTCAGGATCCATCCGCCGAAGGTGGCCGCGAGGCACATGGTTGTGTTGAAGAGAACTTGATAATCTACGCTCACTTCAGGTTCCTCAGCTTGTAGATGGTGCTGAGGTAGACGCCGCTCAGTGCGTCGATCTGGTTGGCGATGGCGCGGTTGCCCTTGCAGATGCCCTCGTGGTTCTCCTCGATCCAAGCCGCCTCAACTTCAAGGTGCTTGAGGATGTCGTTGTCGCTCTTGTCGGGGGCGGGGATGGTGCCGACGAGTTCGAAGGCTCCCTGATAGGCCTCCACGATGTCGTCGAGGGCCTCGATCACGTCGTCGTAGAAGTGGCCCAGCGCCTTGTGCTGGGCGTAGGACTTGGTGCGCCAGTGGTTCCAGTGCGCCAGATTGCGGCTGTGGAACACGCGACTGATGAGATCTTCGATCATTTACAAACTCCCATGTGGCAGAAGGGCTGCCTCAGCCTCCCGCCGCGCCACGAGGCCCGGCAGGATGCGCCCCCCACCGCGGACCCATTTCCTGATTTGTTCTCGCGCCCCGGTCCAGTCTTGGGAGTTTACTTTTCGGCGCAAGGTACTGGTCTGAAGTCTACCAGTTCCGAGGTTATAACAGAAGTCCACCAAGGCGTTTACCGTTTTGACGTCGC